TTTCCTCTCGGTCTTTTCGCTCAAAGTCCTTCAGAGGAATGTCAATCCCTATCATCATCGTCATCATCCTCCACTACTGTTATCTCGCTTACTGCAAAACATATAAACGCACTTGCCGTCGCCACCGCCGCTTTGATAACAGGCGCAAGCGATTCGGTCGGAGTCGCTGAAAACTGAAGAGTCAGTATCAACAGACATATAACTCCGAGTATTCTGAATATTATCTTTTTCATTGGTTTTCCATCCTTTCTTTTAATGTGAATTGATTTTTACTTTTTTGATGCAAGCATCTCGCCTGCAAGCCGTCCGATCTCGGCAATCCGTCTCGACCGCTCTTCCTCCGTCAAATCGGGGATATGCACCCTCGCTACGTTCTCGCCGAACCTGATAGTTTTGACCTCCTTGTAGGTGTCTTTAACTCTCATAAATGCCTCCGATAAATTATTACCCTTTAGGATATGCAGGGTCGAATTGCTTTGTTACAGTTTAGTTTTCTGAACCTATACTGCAAAAAAATATTCGTGTATTTCGCTTGTCGGTATGTTCAGCACTTTGCAAATAGCAATCATCTCAGCCGTATCAAAATTGAACTTATTGTTAAGTTTCGCACTTAATGTTGCCTTGCTGATACCAATTGCTTTCGCAAGTTGTTCCTGAGTCAAACCGCATTCTTTGATTCTGCCGAGCAGCTTTGAATAGTTGAACTTCATAGCGTTCCCTCCTTTTATTATAGTTTAGAAAACTGAACCCTTGGCGTAAAAAAAATATTCGTTCTTTATTTCGGCTATTTTCGACACCGTGGTTCAGGTTTCTGAACCAAGTATAGCACCTTTGTCGAAGTTTGTCAATACCTTTTTTGAAATTTTCTAAACTTTTTTTCAAAAAATTCGCCGAAAGTGTTGACTTTTCTAAACTTCCGATGTATTATTATAGCGTTAGGAGGTGAGAAAATATGGAATATGAAAGAATAGCGACCTGCGCCGATAGGATAAAAGAAGCGTTATATATTAAAGGAATGAAACAATCAGACTTGTGTAGGCTGACTCAAATTCCTAAGAGCGCAATCAGCCAATATATAAGCGGTGCTTTTGAACCAAAGCAAGATAGGATATATCTGATAGCCAAATCCTTAAATGTAAGCGAAGCATGGCTAATGGGACTTGATGTCCCTATGGAGCGACAGGACAGAAAAAGTTCTTCCCCCTCCGAACCTGTACTTTCAGAAGGGGAAAAAGCAATACTTGAACTGTTCAGACAAGTTCCCGAAGATAAGCAACAGCTTGTACTTCAGATGATTCGTGCTGCTTTAGGAAACCGATAATAATGACAGCCGCTGTCATTAAGGCTTGCTCCGGGTTATCGTTTTCACGGATGATATCAATTAGTTCCTTTTCGTTGTCTGTCATTATTTTATATCCCCTTTCGTGATTGACATATGCGAACGTGTGTTCTAATTTAAGTTTAGATGTAAATTTCAGAATTGTCAACATATTTCGACTTTTATGTGTCCGAATTGTTTTGTCTTTCTGAAAAAATTATAACCCGATTGTAAACGAAAATCAACACCCAACTTTAACCATTCACCCACCAACTTTATCACCCCACCACTGACAAACTTAACTACTTGAAAGGACAACAATATGTGGTTAGAAAATCTTAAAGAATTAAAGAAAAAGACAGGGATGTCCACAAAGCAGATAGCGGACAAGGCAAACTTGCCCGAAAGAACTGTCAGCCGTATCCTTGCAGGCGAGACCGACCACCCCTATGCCGACACGCTTGACATTATCGTCAAAGCTCTCGGTTATGATTTGGGTGACATCTTTGCCGATACCAAAGTTATAGTCGCCACCGACGACCTTGTCGAAATAAAGGAAGCCGTTGACGTGGTCGAGGCGGAACGAGACCTTATAATTGTAGAGAATGAAATGCTCAAGAGCAAGGTCACCGCAATGACGACCGAGATCGAGCTTCTCAAAAAGGAACTTCAGCACAAGGACGAGATCATCGCTCTGCACAATTACTATAATAAGTTAAAGCCGAACGATTGAAGTTGCTATGATTATACCGAAACAAATGTTCTGAAACAGTAACAAAAGGTATTAAATAGTAGCAACTTTGAAAAATGAAAGGTACAAATGTATGAAGTATTTAACTATTGACGAAATTAAACAGGCTTTTGCCGACCACTTAATGAAATATCGAGGCTATTCTCCTGAAGAAGCTGATATGGCGGTATCTGATTTCCCCGATCCTTATTCAAATTGTTATCTTAACGAGGAGTATATCGGTCATTGTGAGATTGACGGCGTTGCTTATGAGCAGAACGCCTCAAGCACGGTTCTGTGGAGAGTTGGTATACCTAATGTCCCCGATTTCTTCTTCTACACTTATTATAGAGAAGAGGATATAGAAAGCCGTACTGTTGGCAGCTATATGAATGCTCGTAAACTTTTCCGAGTTGATGACTTGGATGCAGAAGACTTCCCGGAGGAATTTAAGAAAAAACGCAATAACAAGAGGTAAGCAATGAAAAAGTTATTCAGTTTTTCAAGCAAATTTGAAAATGTAAAATGGTGCGTTTATTATGACTCGTTTCGTAAAGAGAGACCTGAGGTAAGAATGCGTGACCACATACTTTACTTACAACGGGAATTATCTCTCGATGAAAAATATAGAATTACCAAAGACGAGTTTCCTATTATAGCTGACATATTAAAATGTTTTCAGCAAGATTTAATTCAAAAATATTTCAACGGTTCGCTCCCAAGTTATAAGTATACCGACGAAATATGCTTCGTTATTAACCTGAATGCTTTTTTAGATAAGAATGAATGTGAAAAAGACTTTAACGGTAATGAAATGTATACAACAAAAAATTATAAAGAATATGGCACTTATGGTATGACTTCGTTTAGTGCGACATATGAGCTTACAGATTATGCCGTAACTTACCACAAATTGTATTATATAACGCAACTATATTACTTGAAATTGTATAACATTGTCGACAAAGATAAACTTGGAGTTCGATGTGCAGAGATAATTAAAGAAGCAATAGATAACAGAGAACTTGAAGTATCAAGAATATAAGGAGGAATTTAATTGTACCATAACTATATAGAAGAACTAAACCTACAACCCGATGAAGTTCTCGACTACCTGCGTAAGTCAAGAGCAGACGATCCTCTGCTGACAGTTGAGGAAGTCCTTGCTCGTCACGAAAGTATCCTTGACGAATGGGCAGAGAAAAATCTCGGTGCAAAAGTTCCCGAAGAGAATAAGTTCAGAGAGGTCGTATCGGGGGAGACTATTGCCGACCGACCCGAAATACAAAAGGTACTGAGACTTATCGAGTCGCCAAGGATCAAAGCGGTACTCATCGTTGAAGTTCAGAGACTATCCCGTGGAGACCTTGAGGACTGTGGAAGACTTATCAAGCTGCTCCGCTACACAAATACTCTTGTCATCACTCCTCAGAAGACGTATGACCTGAGAGACGAGTATGACAGAGATATGTTTGAGCGTGAGCTTAAAAGAGGTAACGAGTTCCTTGAGTATACCAAGAAGATTATGAGCCGAGGAAAGCTCCGTTCCATCAGCGAAGGAAACTATGTCGGCTCTACACCGCCGTATGGCTATAATAGGACGTGGGTAACCGAAGGCAAAAGAAAATGCCCCACCCTTGCTATAAACGAGGAACAGGCGAATGTTGTGCGTATGATATTCGATATGTATGTCTATAAAGATATGGGTATGCCGAGTATAGCCAAACGCCTTGACGAGTTGGGTATAAAGCCTCCGAAGGGTGAACATTGGTCGAAAGAATCACTCAAGGATATGCTGACAAATGTTCACTATATCGGCAAGGTCAAATGGAATTGGAGAAAGACAATAACCGTTGTTGAGGATAGCGAACTTTACAAGACCCGTCCGAAATCAAATGTAGAAGAGCATCTCACCTACGACGGAAAGCACGAAGCGATAATTTCCTTAGAACTGTTCGATAAGGCTCAGAAGAAGCAAGGCAGAAACCACAAGACCAAAGGAGCTACAAAGGTGAGAAATCCCCTCGCAAGCCTTATATGGTGTCACTGCGGTCGAGCAATGTCTCTCAGAGTCCACACGCACCGCAATGGTGAGTGGAGATTAGCCTGCACCGATCAGACTCATTGCCACACAGGTTCTTGCACCTATGAAGAGATGGAAGACATGGTGGTCGATATATTAAAGCAGTGCATCTCGGACTTTGAAATTCGCATTAAGAATAATAACGGCGATGCTATGAAGATGCACGAAAAGCTCCTCAAGACACTTGAGAAGAAAATGCAAGACCTTGAGGCAAAGGAACTCGCACAGTGGGAAGCACAATCCGACCCCGATCCGTCACAGAGAATGCCTCCCGAAAAATTCAAGAGACTCAACGAAAAGCTCCTGAAGGAAAAAGAAGAAGTCAAAGAGGCTATGTGTAACGCTCGTAAGTCTATGCCCGATCCTATTGACTATGAGG